TTCCGGCAGATCACGGCCGAATATCTCGCCGAGGAGACCCTTCGCGGCAAGCCGCGCAAGGTCTGGAAGCTGAAGGCGTCCGAGCGGGACAACCACCTGCTCGACTGCCGCATCTACAATCTCGCGATCGCCGAATATCTGGGCCTCTCGTCGCTCACGGATGACGAATGGGCGCTCCTGGCAAAGATCCGAGGCCTCCCGGATGACGTCTGGCGCAAGACCCTGTTCACCACGCCGGAAGCGCCGTCCGCCGACCGGCCTCTGCCGCAACCTGCGCCGGAGCCCGAGAAGAAACCCGATATTTTCGCCCGCTTCGCCGCGCTGAACGCGCAAAACTGAAGGGCTAGCAGAGGCCATGCAGGATTACGCACCGGTCGGGGCTTACGGCGGATCTTTTCCCATTCGCCGGGCGCCTCATCCGTCTCCATTTCTGGTTGGTGGCGAGATTTATGGCGCGCGAGGAGAACTCTTGGCTGTTGATATCCATTTTGATGGCGATGATCAGAACCACACATTTCTCGATGCGGAGGAATGGGAGCCTCTCCCCGGCGCCGCGTCTCTGGCGAGGGATTACAATGCGCCTCACAAAAAGACGTTTCGCCTCCGTCTCGCGCGGATGACGACATTCGTCGGCGATATCGGATTGATTATTGAAAGAGCCGGCCGCGCCGAGGCTCTTTTGGAATTTGCAAGAAAAGCGAGAGCTGGCGCGGCGCCTAAAGATGCGGTCGAAGATTTGTCTCGCGCCTTGATTGACGGTCGCATTTGATGGCCACTCCTGCGATGACCACGGCTGAAATGCTCGCCGATGCACAGGCGAAGCTGCATCTCTTGCTGACCGGCCGGCTATCGGTTGAGGTCGTGGCCGACGGCTATGTGGTCAAATATACCCATGCCCAGATCCCGGAGCTGAAAGCTTATATTCGCGACCTCCAGGCCGAACTTTGCGGCCGCAAGCTCGGCGGCGCCATCATGCCGATCTGGTCGTAATGAGCCGAGCCTCCAAGCGCCGCGAGCGCCTCGCCGTCGAGAGGCAACGCGCCCCGAGAGAGTCCGCCGGCCGGCCCCAGGCCAACGTCATCCCCATGGGAGCGGGCGGCAACCTCTGGCACAACCCGTATCATGCCGCGGGCATCGACTCGCAGGATACGGTCAATTGGTGGCCGACGCGCGGCTCGGCCGATGGCACGATCCTTCCGGCGAAGGATCTCAGCCTCGCCCGTATCCGCGACGTTATCCGCAACGATCCAACCGCGCGCGCGGCGATCGAGCGGCTCGTCGATCTGGTCGTCGGCCCCGGCCTGCGGCTTTCGTCGAAGCCGGACGGCGTTGCGCTGGGAATCGAGGATCCGAAGGTCATGCGCAAGCTCGCGCGGACCATTCAATCGGAGTGGCGGCTTTTCGCCGACGATCCGCGCCGCCTGTGCGACGCCCAGCGCCGCGTTTCAATGAACGGCCTGTTTCGCCTCTTCGCGCGCACGATGATTGTCTGCGGTGAAATGACGGCCGTGATGACCTGGCGCGACGCGCCAGAGCAGCGCTACGCCACCTGCGTCATGTCGATCGACCCGGATCGGCTCTCGAACCCCAACGGGCTCTACGAGACGCCGACTCTGCGCGGCGGCGTCGAAATGGACTCATTCGGCGCGCCGATCGCCTATCACGTTCGCAACGCCCATGTCGGGGATTGGTGGGCGGCCGAAGAGGCATGGATCTGGACGCGGGTTCCGCGCGCGACCTCGTGGGGACGGCCTATCTTCATTCACGGCTTCGAGCCCGAGCGGGAAGGGCAGACGCGGGCGATCTCGCCTTTCGTCTCGCTCATCGGGCGGCTGCGGATGATCGGCAAATTCGCCGACGCCGAGCTCGCCAGCGCGGCGGCCAATGCGCTTTTCGCAGCCTTCGTCGAAAGCGATCTGCCTGTCGATGAAGTCGCGCAGCGCATGACGCCGACGAATAGGGTCGAGGCTGATAGAGCCGGTAGAATAGTGGAGTTCTATACTGACAATCCGGTGCGGCTCGGCGGCGTGCGCATCCCGGTCATGTTGCCGGGATCCAAGATCACGATGAACAATGCGCCGCGTCAGACGGGTAGTTTCGCCTCCTTTCAGACCGCGTTCTTGCAATCTCTCGCTTCGGCGCTCGGGCTTTCTTACGAGCAGCTCTCGATGGACTGGTCGCGGACCAATTATTCGTCCGCCCGCGCCGCGCTCAATGAAGTCTGGCGCGCCATCAAGCGCATGGCCAACATCTTCGTCGAGCAGGTCGTTACGCCGATCTATTACGCCTTCCTGGAGGAGGCGTTCGACAGAGGCTATGTCGAGCTGCCTTCTGGCGCTTCGCTTGCCGGGCATAATGGCGGGGCGCCGTTGGATGGCCTCGACGCCTTCCATGCGCTGCCCGGCGCCATCATGCGCGCGCGTTGGATCGGGCCCGCGCGCGGCTATGTCGATCCGGTCAAGGAAGCCGAGGCGGCGGCGCTGCGCATGGAGAGCATGACTTCAACTCTCGAAGATGAATGCGGCGAGCAAGGTAAGGATTACGAGGACGTCCTCGATCAGATCCAAATCGAAGAGGCAGACCTGAAAGAGCGCGGCTTGACCAGGCTGTCTCTCGTCGCAGCCGTCCAGGCGACAAAGGGTCCGAAGCCCGACTCGCAAGACGCGGAAGGCCCGGCTGGGCCCGGCGGCGACGCAAGCGGGAAGGGGACCGGCGCATGAGGTCGATATCATTTGAAGCGACGACCGTTTCGCTCGAAACAAATGATACGGCCGAAGGAAAATGGTGTCCTTTTGCTAGGGTCACGGATGGGGATGGTCGATCCTATAATCGCGCGACCGCTCAATCGGGCGGAGAAATTGAAATTTGGAATCTCGCCGGTGTTTGTTGCCTTGGTTCAGGTTGCATGGCTTGGAGGTGGGCGCAAATTGAGGTCGCGGTAGACGATAATAAGCCGAAACCAGCCGGTTACTGCGGCCTCGTTGGCAATCCTCTCAGCGGGACGCGCTCTGCATGACCCACGTCGCCCGCATCGCGGCCAAGCTGTTCAACCGGCCGCTTCTGCTCCTGCCGGAAACCGCGATCACGATCGCGTCCGATCTCGCCGAGCGGTTCGGCGTCGAGGCGCTCCAGGATGCGCCGGCGATCGAGGCGAGCCGGTTTCGCGGCAAGCCTGTGACCGCCCGAATGGCGGACGGCTCGCGCGAGGAGCTCTACAGCGTCGAGAATGGCGTCGCCGTCATCCCGGTGATGGGCGAGCTGGTCAATCGCGGCGCATGGATCGGCGCTTCGTCCGGCCTCACGTCTTATGAAGGCTTCGCCGAGCAGCTCCGCGCCGCGGCGGCCGATACGACCGTGCGCGGCATTCTGCTCGACATGGAATCGCCAGGCGGCGAGGCTTCGGGCGCCATGGAGATGGGCGGGCTCGTGCGCCATGTCTCAGCGCAAAAGCCGATCGTTGCTTTCGTCAACGGCATGGCGGCTTCGGCGGCCTACGCCATCGCCTCCGGGGCGAACCATATTGTCACGACGCCGTCCGGCGTCGTCGGCTCGATCGGCGTCGTCATGCTGCATCTCGATCGGTCCGAAGCGATGGCCTCGCGTGGCGTCAAGCCGACGCTCATCTATGCCGGTGCGCATAAGGTCGATTACTCGAGCCTGCGCGCTTTGCCGGATGACGCCCGCGCGCGCCTGCAAGCCGGGGTCGATGATCTGTACGATCTTTTCGTACAGACGGTCGCATCGCATCGTGGCCTGCTCGAAAAGGACGTCCGCGCGACCGAAGGCGGCGTGCTGATGGGCCGCGCTGCGGTCGAGGCCGGGCTCGCCGACCAGGTCGGCGGCTTCGAGGACGCCATCGGCTATTTCGACAAAAACGAGGACGCCGGAATCGGCACGACAACCAGCTTTAATTTAGGAGCTACCATGGCAGACAATCCGAATCCGACGATCGCCAAGAGCGAGCATGATCAAGCCTTGGCCGCCGCGGCGGCCAATGCGGCCGCCTCCGCCGCCGAACAGGCCGCCGCCGCGAGGATGGCCGAGCGCCAGCGCACGCAGGCGATCCTCGGCGCCGCCGAAGCCAAGGGCCGCGAGGATCTCGCTCAGCATCTCGCCTTCGCGACCGATATGACCGCGCCCGACGCAATCGCCTTGCTCGGCAAAGCCCCGGCGGCCGCCGCCGCAACCACGAAGGGCAAGCTCGACGGCAATGTGCCGAATCCCGACGTGCAGCCCGACGCGGCGAGCAGGCAAGCCGAGGTCCCGCCTGGCGAGTCCTGGAAGGCTGTCGCCGACGAGCTCAACCGTGAGGCTGCTATCGCGAAGCCCGGCTACCGCGTCCCCAATTTCGGCTGAAATTAAATTTGGGCGGATTGTCCGCCTGCTCGCAAGAGCGAACCACGCGCGCGTGGAGCATGATAACGTGCCCATTCGAACGCTCGAGCGAACCACGCGCGCGTGGAGCATGAGGAGTCTTCCATGACGATTCTTACTGAGGTCCTTCACGCTGGCGGCTTTATCGTAAGCGAGGAAGAAAATTTCTACTCGCGTGATCAGATCACGATCACAAACACCACTCCACTTGTGGCCGGCACTGTCATCAGCAAGATCGGCGTTCCGGCGAATGAAGCCGTTTCCGTCGCCGCTGCGGCCGGCAATGTCGGCACGGGTACGCTGACCCTCGACGCAACCGCGCCCATCGCCGCCGGCGCGATCGACGGCATTTATGAGCTTGTGCTTCAGACCGGCGCTTCCGCGACGGCGCAATTCGAGCTTAGCGATCCGAACGGCATTGTCGTCGGCGAGGGCGCTGTCGGGACCACCTTCAACAATCAGCTCAAATTCCTGCTCGCGGATGGCGGAACGCATTTCGCTGTCGGCGATCGCTTCCTTATCACGGTTGCGCGGCCGGACGGGGTTGCGGATCTCTGGGGCGCGCTTGACGACACCCAGACCAATGGCCAGCAGATCGCCGCCGGCGTGCTCTTCGCTGGTTGGAGCGTCGCCGGCTCCGGCACGCAGCAAGCCGTCGCCGTTGTCCGGCAGGCGCAGGTTCGCGCCTCGGATCTAACCTGGCCGTCTGGCTTCACGAGCGCCCAGATCGCCGAGGCGACGCATCAGCTCCGCCTCAAGGGCGTCATCGCCCGCTAAATCGCCTCCCTCACACTTCACGCTTTCTTCGAAAGGACTTCGCAGCCATGCTGACGATGGACGTCTTTACGCAAAACGCCTTCTCGGCCATCGAGATGACCATGGCGGTTGATCGTTATGGCTATGTGCCGACCACATTGCAGAGCATTCCCGGCCTCGTCGAAGTGGTCCCGGTCACCACGGAATCGATCTTTATCGAGGCCCGGGCCAACGCGCCGGCGCTGATCCAAACTTCGCCGCGCGGCGCGCCGCCGAGCCAGAAAAGCGGCGATCTTCGCAATGCGCGGAATTTCAAGACACAAAGGCTCACTAAAGCCTCGCACATTACGGCGTCCGAACTGCAGGGCATTCGCGCCTTCGGTTCGCAGAGCGAGCTGAAAACATTGCAGCTCGAAATTGGCCGCCGAACGATGAAGATTAAGCAGGATTTCGCTCTCACCAAGGAACATTGGCTTCTCGCCCTGGTGCAGGGGCTTTGCATTGATGCGGATGGCTCGCTGATCTACAATTGGGCGACCGAATTCGGCCAGACTATCCCGGCCGAGATCGGTTTCAACCTCTCGGCTTCGACGCCGCTTGAAGGCGCGTTCCGCGTGGCGCTGGCTGGCATGCGCCGCACCATGACGCGCAACCTGCAGGGTCTCGGCGGCAACCAGTTCCAGATCGTCGGGCTCTGCGGCGATCAATTCTGGGATGAGATGACCTCGCTTCCTGAGGTCCTCAACACCTATAAGAATTGGGCGGCCGCGGCGGATCTCCGCAATGATCTCGGCAAGGCATGGTCGGCCTTTCGTTATGGCGAGGTAAATTTTGTCAACTATCGTGGCACTGACGACAATTCGACCGTTGCGGTCGCGACCGACAAGGTCAAGTTCTTCCCGGTCGGCGCTGGCATCTTCCAATGGGCTTTGGCCCCCGCCGAGCGCTTCGAATTTATCAACACGCCAGGCCGCGATATGTATGCATGGGTTGTGATGGATCGAGACCGCGATTCCTGGGTGGATATTGAATATTATTCCTATCCGCTCGCCGTCTGCGTCCAGCCGCAGGCGCTCGCCTCTGGCCGCGCGGGGGCGTAAGTGTCCGCTTTCTCCGCAGAGGTCCTCGATCTCGCCGCAAATGTCGGCGGCGAATATGGGGACCTCTTCACCTTGCTTCCGCGCGTGAAGGCGGCTGACCGCAATGCGCCCGATGTTGTGGATGGCTCGCGCGCGGAAACATCCTTCGTTGGCGTGTTCATCGATCCGCAGGTCAAACCGCTGATCGCCAACGCCTATGATCCGCGGACGGATCAGCGGCCCGGAACGATTGCCGGCTCGCCGCGCATCGACATCATGCCGGATGTGATCGCCGGCGGCCTCGTCGTGAAGGTTCCAGATCTCATGGTCAGCCAGGATACGGGCAAGACCTGGCGGGTGACGTCCATCTTCGTCACCAAGACTGGCATCGCCTGCTGCAACGTCAACCTCGTCGGCTGATTCGTGTCGCTCTCCCGCCTCGCTCTGCGCCTCGCGGCGGTCGAGGCGCTATGCCCGGCCGCGTTGATCGGAACCGGCCCCTATCCGACCGTCGCGGGTCCGCGCGTCGATGACAGCCGCATCGATCTGATCGCGGCGGCGGAAAGCCCGGAAGAGCTTGCGCAGGCGCTTTCCGCGCTCGAGGATAAGCCGCTGCTCGTCGTCTATACGGAGGAGCAGCAAACCGCGCCTTATGGCGACGGGCAGTTCAAATATCCGGCCGAGGAAAATATCGTCACCTTGGTTATTGAAGCGATGATCGCCGGCTCCGGCGTCATGCAGATCGAAATGCCAGACGGGACCACGCAAAGCGTCGGCACGTTCGAAGCGCCGGTTACGGATCGCCAGCACGAGGCGATGCTCGATCTCCTCGAGGCGCAGGTCCGCTATATTTTGACCCCGAAGAATCGGGCGCCGTCCGCCACGCTCTACAACAAGGTGGCGATGGAAACCCGGACGATCCATTCCGATCCGCAGCGGGCGAGCGACCGCACGTTGCGGCTCGCCTCGCGCACCATCAAGTTCCACGTCAAGGTCAAAGGCGAGATATGGCCGCAGGTTCCGGCTTCCCCTGCGCCGACGGGCCTCGATATGCTCCCAGATCCGCTGAAATGCGTGGCGAAGGGGCTGCTCTCCGGCTCGTCGGGGGCAAGCCTTTGCGCGACCATCGCCGCCTCGATCGCTGGCGCGCCCGCGCTTCCGCCGCCGCTCCAAGGCGTCGACATGTATCTCAACCTCAATGGCGTCGTCAGCGAAACGGATCAGGACACGATCCGTGGCGCCGTCGATACAACATCTTAAACAGGGTCTCCCATGCCGAACCGCTATGTCCAGGTCCATCTCGTCGATCCGTCGCACAAGCTTCCCGTGCCTGGCACGAAGCGGCTCTTCCCCACAGCTCCGGAGGGCGAGCTCGTCGATATCTATAATCCCTTCTGGCAGGCGCTCCTGAAGGATGGCTCCGTTGCGCGCGGCGCGCGGCCAGCCCCCCCGCCGCAAGAAGCCGCAGCCTCCGCGCCACAAGAGGCTCCAGCGCCAGCGCCGGCGCCCGCAGCTGCTTCAGCCACTCATCCTTCTTCGTAAGGCATCCCTCTTCATAAGGACGTCCATTCATGGGCACTGGGATCATTTTCAACTATATCCCCGGCGCTGGCCTCACGGCGCCCGGCTTCTTCTTTGAGGCAAATTCGGGCGGTCAATATCAGTCGATCACGCGCCTTGTGCTGCTCGGCTATAAGTCCTCGGCTGGCGCGCTCCCGCTGAACACGCCGACGCCGGTCAGCTCGCAGGATCAGGCCGATTATCTCGCCGGGCCCGGCACCATGCTGCGCGAAATGTTCCGGCTGGCCGCGGCCAATGCGCCCGCGCAGCCGATCTGGCTTCTCGCGACGTCTGATCCCGGCACGCCGCTCGCGAAATGGACGATGACGGTCAATTCCGTGCCAGCGCCAGGGCAGGGAACCTTCGAGATCGCCGGCCGGCAAATGGCGATCGCGGTCAGCGCGGCCGACACCACAGCCACGGTCGCGGCCTCAATCGCCGCGGCGATCAATGGCTTCTATGACACGTTGACGGGCGCCATGGTCCCGGTGACGGCGGCGGTTGGATCTGGCGGCTCGGCCAATGTCGTGACGGTGACGGCGGTCCATCCTGGCATCGGCCTCGTCTCTTCTTTTCTCATCGATTTCTACGTCTCGCCGGCGTCCTCCAATGTTCTCGGCGCGGTCGTTGGCAGCACGCCCGTGCTCGCCGTCACGCAGACGGTCGAGGGGACCGGCATTCCGCCGTCCCTCGCCAATGCGCTGGCGTCGCTCGGCGACGATCCGGCGGATTTCATCGTCTCGCCCTTCGCCGACACCGCATCCCTCGAGGCGGCGAGCGCGACGCTCAACGACACTTCCGGCCGCTGGGCCTGGGATCGCCAGAGCTATGGTCATTATTGGTCCGTCAACGAGGCTAATTTCTCGGCGCAGACGACCTTCGGCCTCACGCTCAACGATCGCCATTTGACGATTCAAGACGCCTTTCCCAACAATGTGTCTCCGATATGGGAATGGATCGCCGGCATTTGCGGCGTCGTCGCGCCCTGGCTGTCCGACACGGTGACTGGAAATGTCTCGCGCAACCAGACGGGCACGATCGTCCAGGGTCTTCGCGGGCCGCGCGACCGCTCCACGCTGCGCAATTATTCGGCCCGCAACACGCTGCTCAATTCCGGGATCAGCACGTTCAACATGGATGTGAGCGGCAATGTGACGGTCGACAAGATTGTCACCACCTATCGCGTGGGAATCAGCGGCCAGCCGGACACGGTCTTCCGCGACATTCAGTCGATCTATCAGGCGGCGGGCTCTCTCGCCTATATCCGCGCGATTGTCGAGCAGGCGCATGGCCGCAAGGCTTTCGCGGCGGACAATCCCGGCAATCTCGGCGCGATCTCGACGCCGAGCGACATTAAAAGCACGTTCATCGCGGCCTATACGCAGCTTGTCTTGCAGGGCGTCCTGCAGGATGTCGACGGCTTCTCCCGCAACATCGTGGTGCAGGCGAACGCAGAAAACCCGAACCGCTGCGATGTGCTCGCGCCGCTCGAGCGGGTGAACCCGCTCGATATTCTCGCGACCAACGCGACGTTCTATCAGCAATATCCGGCCAACTTCTAAACCAGCCTTTGAACGCTTAAGGAGCCCGCGCCATGGATTTCGGCGGAGAGATGCGCTTCACCTTCAATTCGAACCCGTTGATTCTGCGCGCGAAATTCGACAGCGAGCCGAGCAGCGTCGAGATCGACGGCGGCGCCAATCAGGACAATTCGACCTATCGCACCTTGAAGCCGACCGGCTACGTCTTCGAGCCGACCTTCCAGGACAATGCGCCGAATGTTGCAACGTCGCTCGATTGGGAGGCGATCCTGCGCGGCGGTCCCTACAATATCTCACTGATCGAGGACTCGACGGGGCGCCTCTACACCTGGACCAACGCCTATTTCGAGGGCAAGCCGCGCGTCGATCATATGACCGGCGAAGTCTCCGGCATCAAGGGCCGCGCGGCCAGCTTCAAGAAGACGACGGCGTAAAATGACAAAGACCATTACCCTCGAAAAGCCCGTCGTTTGGTTCGATAAACGCATCTCCGAAGTGAAGCTTCGGGAGCCGACAGGCGGCGAATATATTTCGCTCGGCGAGCCGGGCGTGCTCGTCGCGAACCCAGATGGGGCGCGATACTACGTCGAGCAATCGAGCGTCATCGGCGCCTATCTCGACAAATGCCTGAATGTCGAGAACGGATCGGCGATCCTTTCAATGTTGAGCTTGAAGGACGCTAAGCGCATCAAGGACGCGCTGCTCGGTTTTTTTATAGCCGCCGCGTCGGAGACTTCACCCTCCGATGCGACCAGCTCGTCTTCGACCTGAAGGTCATCTCGCTCCTCGAATGCGACCGCATGGCGTTGAGCGAAATCGATTATTTCTACGCGCGCGCGGTGGCTTGGCATAATAGGCGGAAGCTCTAATGGCGCAGATGCTCGAAGCCAAGCTGGTCATCTCCGGCGACGACAAGACCGGACCGGCCTTCGGCGCGATTGAGAAGAAAATCGCGCATGTCAGCTCCGTCGCGGCCTCGGTTTCGAAGGTTGCTTTTGACGTCAACAAGATGGCGAGCAGCGTCTCCCAGTTCGGGATGAACGCCTACAATATGGATCGGTTGTCGCACTCGATCGGCAACGTTTCGTCCGAGGTCTCGCGCGCCGAGGCGGGGATCAGCCGCATGTCGCGGGGGCTGCGCGGCCTGGGCGAGATCGCCAAGACCGTCGGGCCCCTCGTCGCCGCAGCGGTCAGCGCCGGCGTGATGCGGGAAGGCGAGAAGGGGATCAAGGAAGGCTCGGCGATCGAGACCGCGAAGGCGCGCATGCAGTTCGGCGCCGGGATCAAGCCGGAGGAAATCGCTGAGGTCGACAGGCTTAGCGTCGATATGATGAAGAAATATCCGAACGTGGCGCGCGCCGAGGTCTTCGACACCTACAAGGAATTGCGCTCCGTCCTGTCGCATCCCGAGGAAGCTCTCCCGAACCTCGACACGATTGTCGGCGCGAAATCTGCCATGCTGGCGGGCGGAAGCGGCAACCCCGAGGATCTGGTCTATTCCATGAAAGCCGCTGAGCTTTTGGGAAAGGCGAACGATCCCGCCGAGTTCAAGAAATTCATCGACGCGTCGATCAAGGCGCGGCAGGTGATGGGCAAGACGCTGCGCGACGAGGACATTTTCGAGCTGGCGAAAATGTCCAAGACTGCCGGTATGCAATTGTCGGATCGCTTCATGACCACGACGGCGCTCTCGCTGACGCAGGAGCTCGGCGGCCAACAGGCCGGCACGGCGCTTTATCAAGCCGGCAGCACGCTCTCCGGCGCGGGTCTTGCGAATAATCATGCCGCGGTCAAGGAATGGGAGCGCCTCGGGTTTTTGAAAGAAGGCGATCTGACCTACACGAATAAGGGCGAGATCAAAGGCCTGAAGCCTGGTCATAATCTAAAAGATTGGAAGCTTGGGCAGACTGATCCGGATCGTTTTCTTTACGACAAACTTTTGCCGGCGATGGCGAATGCGGGAATCACGGACCCGGTCGAGCAAAACAAGGAATTTCAGCGTCTCTTCCCTGGCTCGCGCGCGGCGAACCTCTTTGCGCATATGAACAATCAGCGCGAAGGCCTTGAAAACCATGCCCGCATGTATGCCGAGGCGAAGGGGATCGAGGGCGGCGGGGATCTGATGAAGCATGATCCTGCGGCGGCTCTCGCGGCGGCGGAGCAATCATTGGTCAATATGCTCGGGACAGGCTTCGCGCCGCTCACCGAGAAATTCGCGCCGGCAGCGGACTCTTTCGCCAAGGCTGTTGGCTCTTTCGCCGGCACTGTCGATAATTTCATGAAAGAGCATCCGACGGCCGGTCCGATCGCCGTCGGCGCTGGCGCCGCCACGACGGCTGGCGTTGCTGGCTACGGTCTCTATTCCGGGCTCAAAGCGGCTGGCCGCGCGGTTTTCGGCGCGGGTGAAGCGGCTTCCGAAGCCGCGGCGTCGCCCGGACTTATGGCGCGCATTGGGTCAGGCGTTGCGGCTGGCGCAGGCTGGCTCGGCTCGGCCGCCGTGACTGCCGCCTCATCGCCGTTCGCGCTCGCCGGCGGGATGCTTCTCGCCTCGACGACGCCGGCCGAAGGCAAAGCCGGCGAGCGGGAGCGCCAGCTTCGATATGGCCTTCCGACCTTCGCCAGCGGCGGCGTCTCGTCTCCGATGAGCCTGCAGTCCAGCGTGCCCACGGCCGAGTTGAAAGGCGCGGCGGACATCAACTTGAAAATTGAGGTCACCACCGATACCGATGCGATCGTTCGGCGCGTTGAGCAAAGCATGTCGGCTTTCGGTGCGCTGCGGAGCGGGACGGGCGTCTCCATGCCGGAGGCGTCGCCCGGCGGCGGCACGGGCGGTCAATAGACGCCGATGGTTTCGCTCTCGATAAATCTGAAATTCGGGCCTCCTGAGGGCGGCGGCGCGGCGAATGCTTCGCTGTCCTGGAACGCGCCGGAAAGTGCCTTTGCCGGCTCATTTCCGGTCATGTCGGCGACGCCGTCGTCGGCGCATGGCGGAAGCTCCGGCGCTTATGAGTCCGGTGCGGCGACGCCGCATCATGGACATCATGCGGCCTCTCATCATGAAGGGGCGATCCCCGCCGATCATAGTCGGAAACATCGCGCGCGCCATCATATGGCGCAGGGATCAACTCATGAAGGGGCGTCTCCAGCGGATCACAGCCGAAAGCAGCGGGCGAAGCACATTGCTGAACGCGAGGCCACAACCAGAGATGAACAGGGCTCGACGCCGGCAGGCTCGGACTGGCAATCGCATATGGATCGCCGCGGGATTGTTCCGCACCAGGATGTTGATGACGCTCTTGTCCGAAGGGGTTTTTCGCACGAAGACGCCGCAGCGCTAACGGGCAATCTTATTCACGAGAGCGCGGGCAATCAGCTACCCGGTCATCCGGTTGTTTTGAACCCTCCGACCGGAGGAAATTCAGGCGACGCCGCGTGGGGATCTGCTCAATGGGAAGGCAAGCGCAAAAGAGGTTTAGCCGATCCTAGCTTGCAGTCTCAGGTCGATCATATCTGGGATGAAATGCACGGGTCAGAGGCCGGCGCTTACAGGGCGATGCAGCGCGCGAAAACGGTTTCCGAAAAGGCGCACATCGTCAACACGCTCTATGAGCGGCCGCTGGTTCCGGGCGCCAGCGATCGCGCGCGGCGGGCATATGCGGAAGAGGCCTATAGGAATAGGGACCCTAATATTCGACCCGGCAGTCGCGCGGAGCCAAAGGAAGATAAATCAACCGCGCACCCAGCGCCAAAGCCGTTAAGTCTGGTGCAGGCGGCCGGCGAAAAGAGCCTAGCCGAGCGTCTCTCAGCCGCCCGCGCGAGTTTGCTGCGCGGCAAGGATAGCCCTAAGTAGTTTAAGTATTTCTGACAAAGCAACGATAATATAAAGCATGGCAAGAGCAATAATAAGTAGCAATGTGCCTTGCGCGCCTAGATAGGCGAATGAGATAGCGGCGGCGATCCCGAGGCCGACTATTGTGAAAAGGATGTTAATCGCCGATCCGATCGCTTTGAGCATCCAACAGCTCCTGTTGCGGAATTCACGAAAGCGCTTGACGTGCGCCTGGAATTTCGGCCACTATATACACGCTTAAAAAGGTTCAGAAACCCGGCAGCTCAAACAGCTGTCGGGTTTTTTGTTTGGAGCTTCGATGCGCGATTGGCCCTCCACGCTTTGGCCAGCCTCGTTTCGCGGCATTCCGTTTTTTGTCGAGGCGGATCAAGCGCATGGCGGCCGTCGGCTCGCTATTCACGAATTCCCCGGCCGCGACGATCCTTTCATCGAGGATCTGGGCGCCTCGGCGCGGACCTTCCAGGTTACCGCCTATCTCGTCGGCGATGCGTCTGATTCGGACGCGGCAGATTTCATTGCCGCGCTGACCGCTGATTCGGGCGCGGGGACGCTGGTCTTGCCGGTTGATGGCCAGCTCAGCGCCTGGCTGCGCACATTCGCCCGCGATCGATCGAAAGATCGGATGGGCTATATCGGCTTCAATCTCGCCTTCGTGCGGGATGGAGCCTCGAGCCCGATCGTCTCGACCCTCTATCTCGCGCAGACGGTCTATGACGCGGTCAATGCGCTCGCCGGCGTTGTGACGACTGCGGCCTCCGATATTCAGGCGACAGGTCAGCCAAGCTGGGTAGTGGCTT